AGAGCAGTTGAGACAAATCATATCTGCAACACGTGGACCATCTGCATGGCAAGAACTCGTTAAAACAGAAGCAGATATACGGAAGAAAAGGCAAGAAACAATCTATGCACAAAAAGAAAGGCAGAAGCATTTCTTTGAGATAGTAATGATTGTTGGTGCTACCACTATGGGTGCTGCATCAATTATATTTGTTATCTGGTTAATTAATCAATCTTAAGAAATTTTTAAAATATCTTTATAAAAGGTCCATTTAAATTACTAAATTCTTTTTTTGCTCCATAATACAAAGTCTCAATCCACTCTTCAAATTTACCTTTTTGATCTATTTTCATATATAGATCAATTGTTCTTAACGCATATAATTTTGAGAATATTCTGCCTAATGTATTTCTGTCTTTTTCAAAATTTTCTAAACCTTGTTCTAAATTTTGTCTAAAACCAGATTGTTGTGCACCATATGTTAAAGGCACGTCCCAATTTACTTTTTGCCCTGCTATCGATTTGTTTTTTATTTTATCATAAAAATTTTCCCAAAAATTTAATTGACGTTCAGTAAATTTACCTGATACTGTTATCATGGGATCTCTCACCACTGAGGGAGGCATTTCAAGATTTAATTTAGCAAGGAAGGGTCTTAATGCTGCAACTGAAGATTTACCTAATTTCGCACCACCACTTTTAGGTGTTATATCAGTTTGTGGACCAGTTGTTGGTATTGAGTATCTAAAACTTCTGACTTGTAAAGCATACTCTTGTTCACCTGCAAAAAACCTTAATGAAAATTCTCCTGTATCAAATAAAGGTGGATTTTCCATATCTAAATCACAATTTAAACTATTTGGTTTTAATTTGAATTTTATTTGTTTTTTAGTGCCTAAATTTGCCTCTTCTATTTTTGCCTCTGTAGCATTCTTAGTCAGACCTTTCAGTGAGATGGGTATCATTGATCTATCAATTAATCTTTGTTGCATAAGTTCATTTAATTTTTCCAATTTGGAATTATCATTACCACCATTACCTAATATTTTATTCACTTCATTTTTTATCATTGTCTCAGCATTTTTTTTGACCATTACAATATCCATAGGGTTCCAGTTATCTTTAGTTTTAACTCCCATATCTTTTGCTGCCTCCTCTAAAAAAGGCATGATACCTGTGTCTCTACTGTAATTATATCCCTTTTGATTTTTTAAATATTTTTTTAATGCTTTACCCTGTAATTGATAATATCGATACCATATTGCTGGCATATTTGGATATGCATTATCTTCTATAAAATTTATTGAAGCTTCTGTATTATTTTCTATTAACTGCTCAAAGAAAATCTTTGAACCATTTTCTTGCATTTTTGTATCTATTGCAGTGCCCATTTTATACTCCTTATGAGTATTTATACATTAATACAAAGTTGTCGTGTCCTCTGGAATATATACTGGTTTACAGTATGCTGTTGCCTTATGTTTTTCAGGAATATAATCATAATGTCGGTAATTACCATATTGTCTCGTGATTCTTGACGCGAAGTAATTACAGTCGTTGATGTTCCTAAAATATAAAGGAACACCACCCTGCTGTACATCACCTAATAAGAATATTAAAACAAATGCGTGAACCATTAATCTCTCAATGCGTTTGGATTTTTTCCTTCAAGTTGATTTAATCGCATATCGATATAACGACGTGCTTTCTGAAGATCACGTTCTTCTGATACACCCTCTTTATATCCTGCTCTTGTAACATATTTTATCACATTTCCTGCATAAAATGGAAGATCATTAATCATAATAAAATTGATTGGTTCAATCTCATATCGTTCATAATGTGATGGTTGTACAATTGAGTTATCTTCTTCTAGATTAACTTCAATTTTCATTTCTTTCTTTTTCACTTTAGTTGCTCCTTTTGAAGACTTAAATGGTAATACATTTCTTTCAGACTTTTTAAAAACTATTGTTTCAGTATTAGGATCATAATAATTTGTAGATTTATTTCTCATATTATAAACTAATAAATGCATTTGTATAATATGTTCCACAGAAAAATCTTTAATTTTCAATAATGTATTTCTCCTTATTCTCTTGTAAACAGAAATAAAATCTTTGTTTTCTAGACCAAGTTCAGTAATAATTTCTTCTCTGAAATCTTTACCTTTATTTGTTAATTTCGATCCATTTGGTGTACCACCTGATACTGAAGGAATTTCATTAATTGCATAAGATTTTGATTGTTTCATTTTCATCTTTCCCATCTATAAAATATATGTGCATCAACACGCACAGTTGGAGTTTTAGTTTCTGCCCAGTCAGGTTTTACATAGTATGCATGATAGTGTGTTGCACCTTGTGTAATATCTTGAAACCATCCTGTATAAACTTTGAATGCCATTGAACGTGTTAATTCGTACAATTGACTGTCTGCTTTTGGAATTATCTCTGCTTTACCATCACAATACCAAGAGAACTGACACTTGTTTCTCTTTGGTATATATTCACCAGTCTTCCATGACTTAATCATAATTGACTGATGAACTACATCACACACGGTGTCTGGGAATCTCGAGTCAGCAACTCTGTTCATAACAACATTACCAACTGCGAGGAGACCACGAAAGGACTGATTGCGAGATTCCCAATACATATTTTGGGCAAGGCACTCAACTTCTTGATCTACCTCTGCTCCAAATATCTCTTCTGAATATGCGACTGTCAACGCAACTATTGCTAAAATAATAAATTTCATCTTTGATACTCATACCATACATCGCGAATAATATCAGCAATGACTTTGTCTGATAAATGATCGACAGTATCTATATGCGTGATGGCAAGTTCGCAATAATCGTCGAACCTCATACCATCTTCAATTAGTTTTATACAAGTGTCGATAAAGTCTTCTTCCAGATCCATTACCAATGCTTTTACTTTACCCATTATGCTGCCTCTCTTTTATTAATTAATTTTTCTTGAGTTTCTTTAAACAAAGTTTGCATTGCTTCTTCAGCAAGAAACGTTCTACGTTTTTCAAGGAATTTAAGAACTTGTTGGTTATTAGTTGACTCAACTTCTCTATTATACATATGATTCATAGTAAACCACTTGCTTTGTAATTGTGAAGAAGTAAGATTTAAAGAAAGGATAAGAGACTTATACTTTGGGAATGATATTGGTTTTGCTGATACTGCTGACATTTTTTTCTCCTCATTTTCATTTTATACATATATTCTATCATATTTTTATGTAAAAGTAAAGCTTTTTTTTTTAATTATTTTGCTTTATCTCTTCAACTGCTGTATAGCAGTTGATTTATCTCATCAGAAATTTTCGAAATGTAATTTATAATTTCTTTCTCACATTCTACATAAACATCTTTAACATAGATAGTTTCGATAACATTCGGAATATCATTATCGTCAAGTTCAATATCACTCATGATATATTCATCTCTAGAAATGCGAGAAACTGTGATGAACCTCGTATCAATGACGTCTACTGTAACTACATTATCTCTAAATTCAAGATTACCCTCAAAATTTAAATTTTCCATCGCAGATTTAATCTTTACCAAAAACATTTACATCTCCTCTTATGTTTGTTATACAACTATTATATCATACTTTTATAGAATAGTAAAGCTTTTTTTTCGTTTTATTAAAAAAAATGTATATATACTAGGATTTATAAAAATAAAGGTAAAATTATGACACAACTTATATCCCCACAAAAATTTACAGACACAGTTGGCCTCTTGAGGTCATTTTTTTTAGACAAAGGATTCCTCGAAGTACATACTCAAAATAGATTATCAATACTTGCAGCATGTGAAGATCCGTTCAATGTAGCAACATACAACTATGCCAATGAAGTATGGCCACTTCCGCAAACTGGTCAAATGTGGTTAGAACATGAATTATTAAGTAGCCCCGATAGTAAGGGGTTTTTTTGTGTCTCCACATCATATAGGCAAGAACCGAACGCAATCCCAGGAAGACACGATATTATTTTTCCTATGTTTGAATTTGAAATGCCAGGAACGATTGATGATCTTAAACAAATGGAATATCAACTTTGTAATTATCTTGGATTTGATTCTCCTACTGAAAAAACTTATTCCGAATGGCAACAACACTTTGGATTAAGTGCTGATACAGAGATGGAAGCAGAACATGAAACAAAGATGTTTAATTTATTTGGTTCTACAATGATCACAGACTTTCCTGAGTTTACTTCACCATTTTGGAATATGAGTAGAAATGATGGTGGTGAAACATCTAAAAAGATTGACGTGATACTTGGTGGAATGGAAACAATTGGATCAGCAGAACGATCGTGTGATGTAGATCAGATGCGTGATACATTCCATACAATTACAGAAGGTGCTTATGCGAATCTATTATTTGACTTGTTTGGAAAAGAAAGAGTCGTAAACGAATTAGAAGAATTCCTCAAGTTTGATTTCTTCCCACGTGTTGGTGGTGGTATCGGTATGACAAGGATGATTGCTGCTTTAGATACTCAGTAAGATTTATTGCTGGGTGGTGAAATAGGTAAACACGCACGACTGTTCATCGTGTGACAATAGTCTTGCAGGTTCGATCCCTGCCCCAGCAGCCAATCACTAAGTGGCAGAGTGGCTATGCAACGGATTGCAACTCCGTGTACGTCGGTTCGAATCCGACCTTAGTGTCCAATTACCCACTGACATATATGCCATCTTTTGGCCTATACCATCTTTTTTGATTATGTAGTTTAGCAAGTAATATTACACATTTTTCTTTTTCCCCATAAGACATAGATATTCTTAATGCCTTTTCAATTAAGTCTATATCATCAGGATTTAATTCGAATTTTTTATTATATGCCATTAATGACTCTGTGCCAGTCTCCACATTAAGTATTCTTTTGATTCGATTGGATCATATTTGTCAGGTTCATTTCGTAAATTAGTTATCATAGTTCCAGGAGTTGGATCTACAAAATGTGGCATACTATATCTTTCTTGATGAATATGTGAATTCACAACACGATGTTTGGTACTTACAAAATAATCGTTTGTCCATCTTTGTAATAAGTCACCAATGTTAACTACCACTCCATCTTTCGCATATGGAACTGAGTGCCAATCTTCTTTTAGATCTTGTACTTCTAATCCAGGAACATCATTAATCTGCCATAATAAAGTGATTGTTCCATAATCAGAATGTTCTCCAATCCTCATTTGTTTTG